AATCTAAATGCCTGTCTATATGTAGGAGCTTGGATTAGATTGGTCATATTAATAGACATGTTTCTATAAATCTCCCATTTCAATTCTAAATCCTCATCTGTCTCTCCTAAATAATGTGCAGCACATTTTTCGTTAAAACCTAATTCTTTTAGGTCTTTTGACTCTTGGTATGGTAAAAATTCTCTTTCCATTAGAATAAACTCATTTGATTTGGGTTAACAATAACTTTTCTTTTCTTACCTTCTAGCTGTATCTTACTAATAATCTTCTCTGCACGCTCAATATAATAAGCATAATTGATATTGTCAAGAGGATGGTCTGGTGTTAGATGATTACATACATGCATCACCCACTCACCTGCTTCCACTTGTGACATATCAGGAGCATTAGATTGGCATTCAGGATTCTTTATCTTCAAGAGTTTCTCACCCTTATTAGATACATAATACCTGATTAGTTTGTTATACACTGTTCTCTTACCATTAGACACTCCTTCATAATGGAAATCTTTACTGGCTTTCTGTCTCAACGCAAAATCATATATATTAGTATGATTGGTAATAGTGTCAGAAACAGGTATGTTGTGAATAAAATACTGTTCAAGAGCCATAGGGATAATACGACCAGACTTATTTTTATGTAATTCAAAATCTGTGAGGAAATCACCTTTCTTTTTAAATTCTCCATCTGTTTTAATTGCTAAATAGTCATTAACTGTGCTGAATATAATCTTCTGATAATCAGTGCGTTCAAGCTCATATTGTGTTACATCCATCCACCATTTGTTAATCTCATGCATCTTGTCTACCAAGGACTTGTTAACCATAATAGTTACACCATCTGTATTAGCTGATATAATGTTAATACTATTAAGCTCGTATTGCTCAATAAGCATCAATAGACTCAATTCACCTGTAATAGTGGTGAACATAGTTAGTTGTCTATCGTAGATCCAGTTTTGCATGTCACTAGACTTTCCATACACAGAATTAACAGCAAGCTTAAGAGCACCCACAATTCCCTTGATCTTCTTATCCTTTTTAGCCAAGGGTTTGAGTTCCAATCTCTTATTAAACATTTGCTTATAACCTCTAAGAAACTCAGGACCAAGATGTTTAGGATAGCGACCATTGTTAATAATAATAGCAGGATAGTAGCTGCTAACATCCCAATCCACAATAAGATTTTCTTCATCAGCTTCAAATATTTTAGGTTTATTCTCTGTATGTAGCCCACCCTTGGCAAATGTATATATGTTACCCTTAAACTCTAATGACTCTTTAAATTCATCAGTGAGTGTAAACACTTGTTTTCTTACATGCTTTAAGAATGCTTGTAGCTCTGGTGTCTGGAATGCTACATATTCAGCAATACAATCTCTTGCTCTAACAGCTTTACGAAAGTATCCTTTCTTTGGTAGATCAGAATATTGTAGTTTCTTTTCTTGGCAGTAATACTTCTTAATCATCTCATCACCAATCTTACTGTCAGAATAGTTTAAGCATGGAATACCAAACTCATCCTGTATATCCTGTCTAAGCTCGATTTGGTTATTACCCTTGTACAAAGGATGCTCTGTATTACCAGTGGTAACATTGTAGAATTCATATGTAGCATACACATCATTACGACAATATTCAATAGTGAGTTCTATCTCTTCATCTGTCATATCAGTTTTAGTATGGTGAATAGGCATCTCCTCAATATTAGTTAGGTCCATTTCAAACTCTAATCTCTTCAAGCTCACACGTCTGTTCTTATTGTCATAGTGATTAACTCTGAATAGGTCTATCTGTTTATTGTGTAGCCATTCTTCTCTATACTCAGGAAATACATCATAATTAGCATCATGTATTACATCAGCAGCTTTCTGTGCTATCATTGCACACACTTCTAATGCAGATAATTCATGCCACTCCTCATGATTACGTATAATCCATTCAACAACTTGACTATCAAAGCGTAAGTTATTATAACCCACCCAATAATAATCACTGTAATCTTCTGTGAATCGTACAAATCCATCCAACTGATTAACATTCTTACTAACTTGAAACTCATGCCATTGCTGTGTATCTGGATTGTATATACATACTAGAAACAGCTCCTGCATAGTTTCTATGTCATAGATCAGTATTTTCATTATTCTCTTTTTGTTGCTCGTTAAACTTCTTCTGCTCATCAATTAAATGCACCCAAATTATTGATATGATTGCTGCAAACGCAAAAGCTATCATGAAAGCTATTACAAATGATTCCATGTTATTTGTTTTTAGTTTGTTTTAATACATCTATTATACCTATAATGGCTACAATGCCTATTAGGCTTACTATAATTACTCCTGTCATATTAAAATACTATTTCTGGTTTAACAAATCCAAATGAAATGGGTCTAGGCACCTCATAAATATCAATGTCTTTGTAATTTTCCATATATGTATCAGGATTCTCATTAAAGTCATTAATAACGTCTTGTCTTGTGCCCATTATCCATAATTCTTCTGCTTTAAATACTACCATGTATATTTTTTCTTCTTCTTTCTTTTGTTTCATGTTATTTGATTTTGTCATAATATTTGTTAATTACATCATGTTTCCATGTGCCTGTATGTCCATCTTCATCAAAAGCGTACATCATAGCATCTGTTAACATTTGTTTCTCTTCATCGAATAATGCATCTAAATTCTCTAATATCCATGTATCGAAATCATTTTGATTCATTATGGATCGTTGTTTTATTATTTTACCTATAACTGTCATAACTAAATTAGTTAATATTGTCAATAAATTCTTGTCCTCGACTAATCAAATCAATTAGAACGTGTACTTCTTTTGCTTTCAATACACCTTCTACGTTATCACTAGTCCAGTAGTCTAAATATTTTGCTCTTGGTATTGCATGCCATAAACCTTGATAATGGTTATAATGGAATAGATAGTCATATAGTGGGTCCATGTGGTTAGTCTTTTAAGTTTTTAACTTCATTATCTGCTAATTCAAATGCTGATATTAGTAGGTCTCTAAACTCTTCGGTATTTTGTGATAACAATACAGAAGCAAGACCTGCTATCAATGTTGTGTTTTCTCCATCAACTTCAAGCTTTACCTTGTTATCTGTAATCTCTATTAGTATTTTACCTTGCATGTTATTGGTTTTATTCTGTTTCATTAAATGCTTTTATTACCTCTGGATTTGTGCTTAACTGCTCATAAATGAACTCATACCTCATATTTTGATACTTCAATGGCATAATCTCATCATATAAACTATCTGATTTAGATTGTATTGCAGCCATTTCAAGCTCCATATTGCTCTTTTGCTTCATTAATAAAGCCATAAGTATAACTAATACACTTATAACTCCTGATAAGGCTATAATTATGTTTCTCATAAGCTATTCGTTATATAGTCCATCAGCTTCATCTGCTTTCATAATATCAATGATATGTTGCTTTTGTTCTTCTTTTTGGTTGTAATATTCCTCTAACATATCTTCGTCTGAATAATGGAAGTACCCTTCGGCACTATCGTTTCTCCTCATCCAATTATAGAAATCGATCATCTGCTTTTTTTCTACTTCAATTAAATACTGCGCTAACGTTAAAACAACTGAATAGGCTATATTATGACCGTACTGATAATCACTCAATTCTCCATTCTCCCTACTTGACGGAATGATCTTACCCTCAATCTCATCTTTCAAAAATTGCATTGCTGTTTTCATATTACTTATTTTAATCGTCTAGTCATATTATCTACTTCTGTCCATTTAGATTTTTGTTTGAAAGTCTTGTCTTCCTGTTGATTATAGGTTTGGTTGTAGTATTCTGTTGCACCTCTTGGAGTAACTAATTTAGTCAATCCTTTTTGATACTTATAACAATCATTATATCCTGTTGTATGTGCAAGTTCTATTTGTAGTTTTTCTTTCTCAAGTGCTTCTTTTCTTAAACCTTCAAGAAAGTTTCTTTCTTCATTAGATATAACCAAATATAAATGGTCTATTAACCAATCTACTGCTGTTTTCATATGTATTTATTTAAGCTTCAGCTAATTCTGTTTGTTTCAATAGCTCATCCATTGAGAATGTTATATCAGAGCAATCCTTAATCAATTCAATTAGTTTCTTCAGAGCTTCCTCTGTAAAAGCAAATCTATTAGCTAAGAAATACTCATATGGTAATTCTCTGTCTGTAAGCTCTATTTCAGCTAATTGTACTCCTAATTCCTTTTGTGGTAGCACTGTAACAGTGAATATCACTGTATATATATTACCTTTCTTCACCCATTTGTTGACTGGTATCTCTTTTGGTCTACCACCATCATTGATACATACGCATTCTACGCTCATATAGTTTATTTAATGTTAAAGAATAAGCCCCATGTACAAAGATAGTACACAGGGCTCATTGTTTTACTTACTGCCCAACATTTTTTTTGCGTACAGCTCTATTCATAAAAACAAATGTATTGTCCTTAGGAACAACTCTGTTCTTACGTTGCTTTGATGCTGCTATAATAGCATCAATGAGCTTTGTAGCATTCCAACTGGTATTATTTGCATAATACACTGTAATGTGATTTCTTGGATGTAGTCTAGATGAATAGACTAATGTAGCGTTTGGCATATGTGTGGTTTTTGGTGACTAGAAATAAAGTCTCACGTGGTCTTTAAGCATTTCTGCTCTTGTAGGTGTGAAATCAAATGAAAAGCCTTTTGGAAGCTGTAATGCATTCTTTGTTCTAACAACTCCCTTTGATCTTTCCTTTCTAATAGCAACAGGATTAGCTACATTCTTGATTTCATGTAGTTTAAATGTAAGACTCTGTTCAGATCTTTTCATTGTTCTTGATAACTCTCTAGCTGTGGCAGCTACATTGTTACTATTCCTTATTAAGCATTTCTTTGCTTGTTGTAACTCTGGTGTTGTCCAGAATATAATTGTTCTCTTTGCCATGTTATTTGATTTTAGCTATGCAACACATTGCTGATGTGTCAAAATAGGGTGTAAAAATGTATTTACCTACGTTTGTAGTAAATATTGTGTGGTTAATTGGATTGTTCTTAACTATCGAGTTTACTATTTTCTCTTTTCTAGTCTTAAAGAACTCCTTAATAGTGAATTCTACTCCTGCTCTCAATGAAAATGTCATAATGAAATTATCCTTGAACTTGGATATGTGCTGCTCTAATGTGTATACAGTGGAACAATAATCAAGGTCATATACTGTCTTTGGCTTATCAGCCTCAGCAGTTAATATATTACCAAACTTCATGCTCACTGGATGTTTCAATGTCATTAGTTGATTCATTAATACATCAGGTGTATTCTCCCATATTTCTATGTCTTTATAACCCTTTGATTTACACCATTGTATGTACTCATTGATATTAGGACCTGCTAGTCCTACAATAGCATTGAATTTAAAATATGAGAATAAGAATTCTCTTACAGCATGCTTATTAGATGCATCTGTGTATGTTACTTTTGTCATTTTAACTTAATTTAATTAATGTAAATAAAAAAGGCCCTCAAACTTAATTGAGAGCCTTTTTACCACCACATAACACTAACCAAGAATCCTGGCAAAAACCAGGACAAAAATTTGGAAATATAGAATATTTTTCGTATACTTGCATATGGAAAAGAAATGTCCAACCTGCAATATTGTTAAAGCTCTATCTGAATTTAGTGGAGATCATTGTAAACCTTGTAAGAAGGCTTACAATAAACTCTATTGGGAAAAGAATAAAGATAAGTACAATGACAGGAATAGAAAAGCATATTTCAAGACCTATTTTGATAACAGAAGAGCTTCTGATGTAACCTATAACGTAGTTATGGCTCTAAGGCACAGATTATACGCAATGGTAAGTAGAAAAGGTTACAAAAAGACTGATACAACTATTCTATTGTTAGGATGCAGTATAGATGAATTATTAATCTACTTAGAATCTAAATTCTCACCAACCATGTGTTGGGAGAATTATGGTAGTTTATGGCATATAGACCACATCATTCCTTGTTCTACATTTGACTTAACTAATGAGGAACAACAAAGACAATGTTTCCATTATACCAATCTACAACCTTTATTTGCAAAAACAACTACAATTGATAATATAACATATGTAGGTAATTTGAATAAAGGAGCTAAGGTAGCTTAACCAAGATGGACCGTTGAACGATCCCAAAGCATTCCAACATTGTGGTCATTACACCATTTGATAAATTCAGGGTCATTAAATGTTTGTTCCCTTTCTGTTTCAACGTTAAATTTGATTTTAATCTTTGGTGGCTGTTCTTGGTTTTTCACCACCTCTGATAATAAGTTTAGTAATTCTTGCATGTTCGTGTGTGTTAGTTAATAAATGTTATTCTGTGTTGTGATCCTCAGGTTCCCATACATCATCATCTCCATCATCTTGATAATCATCGTCATCAATCCAATCATCACTGTCCACTGTATGTACATCTCTGAGTGTCACCTTATCGTTATATAATATTGGAATTGGTGTACCATCTTCATCCTCTTCATCATCAAACACCTCTATTTGTACCATTGAATTGTCCCACTCCAATATATTATTGATGTCTTTCACTGTTATATCTCGCAAATCATCCACATGATCACCTTCATCCCACCAACCTATTTCCTCTGGATAGGCTGCTATCACCTCTGTATCATCAGGATTAATCATTGGATATACAAGATATGGCTTAACAGGATAGCCATTGTATGTGAGATATGTTTCCATATCCCTTGGAACTAATGATAGTTCATGTACACAGAGATATTCTGTTTTATCTCCATATACCACTTCTGTTTTGACTCTTACAAACCACATACCCTTCTCTAATTTCTCAGGTATGTAGGATTTAAGTACGAGTTTGCAATCTATAAACATAATATAATAGTTTAATATGAATAAAAAGAAAGCCTAGTATCCTAGGCTCTCTAATTGCTTCTCATCAGCCCTAATGAAGACTGAATTTCCTTTAATAAGCTCAATGGCATATTTAAATTTGGCCATTTGCTTGAATAAATAGAATTCTCTTGGTGTTAATTGAATTAGTTTCATGTGTGTGTGGTTTAACGTCTGTAATATAATGATTTAACTGATTGTTGTTTGTAGAAGAAGTTTGGATCATTTGTAGGGCACGAGTGCTTACTAGAAGCACATGAGCCCAATGATAACATTACAGCTACAAATATAAATGTTTTCATACTCTTCCAAAAATCTATTTCTTGTCTATACTCCTTAATAATAAGGAACAATAGACATATAATAGCTGTAAGAATAAGTATAACAGCTAACAGCACATGTGATATTGATGGTGCTGTAAGTAATAGATAACCACCTGATGTTGAGGTGATTACAGAGAATAATGCAAATAAAATTTTCATGTGATTGTGTTTAAGTGGTTGATAATGTGTGTGTTATGAAAAAACATATTCTTTACCTTTTGTCCGTAGAAGGCTAATCCAAAAGAATATGTTATGTGTTATATTACAACTGTATCTGATGTGTTGATCTTTTTGAATAGATTGTGAAGATTACCTTTATTGTAAATATTCTTTACAAAAATGTATTTGTACTCATCAGTGTTTAATTCAGCAACAGCTGAAAATGCATCTTCCCAGTCATAACGACCATATCTTAATGCAACACAGTTCAAATCAGTGTAATCTGTAATCTGTCCATCCTCATTAGCAGGAAATACCATTGTTTCTTCCATCATCTCGCTGGTAGAAGCAATAACATAATCTGTATTGATTTCAATCTCATCATATTCTTCATCATCAGGATAATCTGTATCCATATGAGAAGATAAGAATGAAGCATTATAGTCTTTCCATTCCCAACAATCATTCTCCATATATGGAGTTTTAATTGTATTAGAATAAAGACTAACAACAATGATGTCTTCACCATTGGTTAATTGTTCATTGAGATTAGGCCAATCTCCATGATGTACTGTTGTTTGGTTGGTTGTTCTGTTAATAATGTAATACATATGTGTGGTTTTTAATATGTGTGTGTTAATAAATATCCCTCTGTACTCAGATGTAATATATTCTACGGTTGTTTCAACCTGGTCAAAATGACGTTAGTTTTAATACGTATATTACATCTGTCAGCCCTTGGGAAGCTGAAATGGTACATTAAAAGAAATGAAAAGGCTGCATTACACAGCCTAATCATATTAAGGAAGAGTGAACCATAAGTTATTACTCTCCATAGAAGGTAAACTATTAATGTATGTAGCATATGCTTCATCATTAATTCCAGGTAGGTGTATCATACCTATTGTTTTAATCTCTGTAATCATGTTATTTGTTATTTAATGCTATATGTATTGTATTACGTTTTACATGTAGCGGTTTGTAAAAATGGTCTATTTATCTGTGTATGGTCATACGTCTGTCTATTCATTCACCAATAATATATTGTAAATCAATGAGTTATGAAGGATTTATATCCCCAACCCCTGACCCCTACACCCACATTTATATATGAATAAGAAAGAGAGCCCAATTAAGGACTCTCTTTCATTATCATTATGCAGTGACTGCATCCAAAACATCATCATTAACTGTAACAGCTTCTTCATCTTTGAAGATTTTGCGTAATACAGACTCTGTTTCAGCCATTTGGATTTCTTGGTCAATGTTAGTACAGCTTAACATTTGTAATGTATTAGCCTTTGTTATCTTACCGTCAACCTCAACATCACGAGAACCTTCTTCAAATCTAACACTGTACAACTTACCACTATCTTTCCATTGAGCAAAGTCCATGTCATTATTAACAGTGAACGCAATGCCATTGTACTGGTAAGTATTAAAAGTCTTACCGTGGAACTTGTGGTCTTTGTCTACGTTGTAAGAATTGTTTGCAGAAATTTTAACAACGTTAAAAACTTCTCTGCCTTTGATTTCGAGTATGTTCGTACCCATAGTGTTTGTTGCAGTGTTTAATGTGTCGCACGCACTTAATTGATTATGAATTGCAATGACTGGGGGAGTACCCCAACCACTGCAAGATGTGGAGGGGTTTCAGATAGAAGTACCCTCTTCCCCCATACATATAGTGTAGTACCCATTTTAGAAAAATTTTTTAGTATCAAAGAAATGACGTATATTTGTATTAAATAAAAATGTAATATATGTATGGAATGATGTTACAGCTCAATCCAACAATTCCTGTTTGGTGTAAGGGGCATGGAGAAGGGGAAGCTCTCATTGTTATGGACTATGGGCTAAACGTAAATACCGTCTGGCTGGTTAGACTCCCTGGAGGCATCATCAAACATTTCTACTCTGATGATATTAGGGTGTATGACAATCCCATGAATGGTAAGGGGGATGATGTGGAGTTTATTTGACCCCCTGGTTTGTCACACTTTTTCAAATATTTGTGACACTCTCGTAACATATTTATAGTGGTATTTGTTACGAGACTTCCAGGTTTGGCTGTGTTTCACTTCCTAGATTGTCCAGTTTTATCGATCAATAACTGGACGTTTATCGATCATTTGGCAAGTTATAACAAGTCTATATTCTGCCAAAAGTCAAGGTATAGCTTTACCCCACTTTACGTTTTGTCAAGCTATTGCTTTACATAATGTGTCTTATAAGGGATGCTCTTGCATATAATATGTTCCTTTTATGACACATTATATGTTTTATAATATAGTGCTGTGCCAGGATTATAATATCCTGTCACAGAAGTTATCCACAATTTGAAAATAAATTTGTTAATATGAATTACACTGTCTTACCTTTGGGGTGGAGGGTGGGTTAAAAACTAATAACATGATATATATAATACTGACACTACTGATTGTCACATCCCTAGTACACGGTTTCTCCAAGTATAACTCGATAGATTTTGCATTGGAGATTAACCTATTCAAGAGTCCTTACTTCCTTATAGGTTTGTCCTATACAGAGTTCAACTTAGATGATAAGAGTGTGGAGAGAGAATTACGTCTAGGTTTCTTTTTCATTAATATATGTATTGTGTTTTGGATTGATAATCAAGAAAATGATGCATAATATAGCATTAGGTGTTATAAATAACTATTTAAGTTATTTGTAGATCATTGAAATTCAACTACCTTTGCGTTAATTATATATGGAACAACCAACAAACAAGAAGATAACAGTTCAGAAGCTTAAAAAGCCTGTAGAGGATCAGTTTGCTACAGCTGAGAAGTATTATGCTTTGTTGTCTGCATTGAATGGGTTGAAGCTTACACAGAGAGAAATACAGCTCGTGGCATTTACAGCCATAAGGGGTAACATCAGCTACGCTAATATAAGGACAGAGTTCTGTGAGAAATATGACAGTACAGCTCCTACAATAAATAACATCATCAGTAAGCTCAAGAAGCTAGGGGTGTTTGTAAAGGATGGGACAAAGGTGAAGGTGAACCCAATGATTATTCTAAACTTCGAGAACGATATAGTCTTACAGATAACCCTTAGCCATGGATAAGCCAATAAGCATGTCCGTTAAGGACTATCTAGTTAGGACATTAGCTGTAAAGATTCTTACAAGTGAGAAGACCATTGAAGCTGTCATCAACCATCAGTTCCAATCCGCTAACGAAGCCCTTGAGGGTAACAATAGTGTAGAAATCAGTGGATTTGGTAAGCTCATGTTCAATACAAAGAAAGCCACAAAGAAGCTAGAAGCCCTAGATGCCAAGGTGAAAGCCATGGAGAAGATTTTAGCAGACGATAGCATTTCAGATCAAAGACGAAATGCAGCCACGGTCACCCTCGCCAACACGCATATTACAATTAGCCAAATAAAAACCAAACTAAGCTATGAATCTAAGTAATGTGTATGAAGGATGGAGAAACAAGTTGTTCCCTCCAGCTGAGATGAAAGACCTCATCAAGAGAGTTAGTGAGGAACGAATGGCAATATGTAATGCCTGTGAGAATATATCTACAAAGCATAGGTCCATTAGACCAGATGTACATTGTATAGATTGTGGATGTACGCTTTCAGCCAAAACAAAATGTCTTTCTTGTTCTTGTCCCATTGATAAGTGGAAGGGAATAATGACAGATGATCAATATGATGAAATAAAAGAGACAATCGATGGAGAATAATCATGATGTCATATTAAGAAAGATTCCTCTAGGAATTCTATTAGACCACCTTACAGAAATATACAACTCTGGGGTGGATTACATTGACATCCTTGGTGTTAATGGTGAAGAGCAAGACAGAATAGGTATTGCCTTCAACTCATCATACATGTCTCCTGAGGAAGATACAAATCTAGACCAGGATGAGTCACAAATAAACATAAAACTGTCCGATGAGGACCTAAACCAACTAATATAACACAGTGAGTAAAAAGAATTATTACAATAGTGTAATTCATACGCTTCAAGAACTACATAAGGAATTCCCAGAGTATAATATGGGAAGGCACATAGCCACAGCTCTTGATGAATATGGAGATATATGGGGAATGACAGACAAAGAGCTAGCATTTGCCATGGATAAATATAAAACCAAACTAGAGATGGATATTCCCCACGCAGATGAGTCAGAAATTGACAAAATCATCAAAGAGGGAATGGATCTTGACAACATTCTAAAAGAAGAAGACGAAGATTATGGCGACAACTATTAAAAAAACTACATTTATAAATACAGAGCTTGAATGGGCTGAGTCACAACTTGTTTCATGGAAACAATATGTAGATGCAAACCCACTACATGAACTGAAAGACAGGATTGAGTGGAAACCTACAGCTAAAGGAGGCATGTTACCTATGGTGATTGCATCTATTGAAGCACAAGGTAAGTTTGTACAAGAGACAATGAAAAACTATCTAGCCCTTATTGAGGTGGTAGACAAGTTAAGAAGTGTAGAAGAGGCTAAGGTGGAAGTGAGGGGTAAAGGAGAACTATCTGGTGCTGCAGAAGAGTTTCTTAAGAATAGAAAATAATGAATGTACACATACAGAGTATAGATTACAAAGACTGGTTTATCAATCAGAAGCGTCTGCCTGACAGAGCATCTGAGGAGTATAAACCATTCTATGATTTTCATAAAGACCTATGTTTAAATGGTGCTATGATGGGGGGTGTATATATCAACCCCTTTTTATATTGGCATCTAAACATCTGGCATACAGAGGTGGATGTTATTGATGAGTATGGAAGGATTGCACAGAAATATGCTAATCCTTTATTACGTGATAACGAATGGCTGGTAACAAACGAAATTGACAGGGCCCAGAAAGAAAGAAAGGGTTTAGTCATTCTAGGTATTAGACGTTTTGCTAAGTCCGTTATTGAGGCATCTTATATTGCATGGGGTGCAACATTTGATGAAAACTCACAAAACATTATTGCTGGTTTGAACGCTCCAGATATTAAGCTTATCACAGATAAGATTGATAAGGGGCTTAACTTCATTCCAGAATATTGGAGATGGCAGAGAATTGAGGATAACTGGAAAAACCAAGTGACCCTTGGAATCAAGACTAAGTCTGGAGAACGTATCCCTTTTTCTTCCATCCTAATTCGTAACCTTGATGAAGGTAATAATGAGGAAGCTATCGCAGGTACTAAACCACGTAAATTAATTATAGATGAGATCGGTAAAGGAAATTTTCTTAGAGGTTTACAGGCAGCTATTCCTGGTTTCACTACACCCTATGGCTGGGGATGTAGTCCAATTCTCACTGGGACTGGTGGTGATATGAAGAAATTTATGGATGCAAAGAGCTTAATGTTCGATGTAGACAATTTTAATTTCCTTACATATAATAATGAGAAAGACACAGCTCGCATACATGGACTCTTCATTTCTAACAAGTATAGAATGGAAGCCAAGGATAAGAGCACACTTGGAGCTTTCTTAAGTGAACCTTACACATCTGATCTACATAAGATTGAGATGTTGGTAAGTGACCAAGAGAAGGCTGATCAAATCACTGTCCAAAACTTAGAAAGACTTAAGAAGGCTGGTGATAGAGTGGCTTATCTAAAAGAGAAGATGTACTACCCACAAGAGGTAGATGATATATTCCTTAATGAGGATACAAACATCTTTGATATTGAAGCTGCTAAAAGACAGAAGAGCAAACTATTACAACAAGAAAGAACAGGTACACCTATTATATTATTCAACGATGGAGAGAAGATAACTCACGAGTTTACAGACAAACTTCCTATATCAAACTTCCCTCTAAAGAATAGTGACCAAAAGGATGCTCCTGTGGTTATATATGAATTTCCTATTGATAGTCCTCCATATGGATTATATGTGGCAGGAGTCGATCCTTACAGACAAGGACAATCTGCCTATTCAAGCTCATTAGGATCTGTTTACATTTATAAAAGAATGCACGACCTTACAGGTGAGAAATATCAAGATATGTTCGTAGCTTCGTATTGTGCAAGACCTGAAAAGAAAGAAACTTGGGAAGAACAAGCTAGACTTCTTATCAAGTATTACAATGCTAGAACCTTATGTGAGAATGATGATATATCGTTTATAGAATATATGAAAGCCAAAGGGGATGCTCACTATTTAGAGAAGCAACCTCAGTGGCTTATGGAGATTGTACCAAATACCACTGTTAAACGTGAGTATGGAATACATCGTTCAAGTCAGAAGATAATTGACTATCTTCACAACTGTTTGAAGAAGTATCTAGAAGGAACGATATATAAGGAGACAAATGAAGCTGGTGAAACTGTAAGAGAAGTGTTGGGTGTAAGTAAGATATTTGATCCTGTGCTACTTGAAGAAGTTATTCAGTATAATGATCAAGGTAACTTTGACCGTATCATTGCTGCAGAACTAGCTATCGCTCAAGCACTTAAGATGGATCCTATATTTGGAAAGATTGGTGGATCTAGTGACGATAGAGTGAAAGCAATGCATTTAGGAGGACCAAAGAATCCTTTATTTTCTACATCAAGAGGAATATTTAATAAAAGAAAACGTAAACTTTTTACATAATGGCAATTATACGGTATACAAAAGATGCTACGATTAGGTATGCATATTTAAATATATTTCCAGATCAGTTTAAAACTGAGAAGGAAAAGCAAGATGAGAGTTGGATTAAAAACACAATGGACTATTTTGCTAATAAGTCATACGCTGAGTATGTGAAGAATAGAGACACCTTTGTTAAGAACTATGATCTTGTCAAAGGTATTTTGCGTATGGAGGACTTTTATCAAGAGCCTGTTGTAAGTAGTTTTACACAAACTCTTGAAGCTAACTTAAATCTTCCTTCATATGTAAAGATGTATTCTATCATCACCACACCTCTCAATGAGTTGGTTGGAGAAATCTCTAAAAGACCAGATGCTTTCCGTGTGAAGGCATTTGATGATGATAGTCAATCTGAAGAATTAGAATTCAAGACTGGTATTCTACAGGAATACGTTATTAATCAAGCTAAGCAAAAGATATTACAAAAGGCTGAATTACAAGGAGCTGAACTAGAGGAAGAAGAGATTGAGCAAATGACAATGGAGCAGGTGAAAGATGAACTTGATAGTTATACATCTGTTGCTGAGAAATGGGCTAACCACATTCTTACATGTCAGAAAGCTGAGTTCAATCTTAAGGAGAAATCAGAAGATGCCTTCAGAGATATGTTAATTTCAGCTAGAGAGTTCTATCATATCTATGAGGACAACTCTAAGCTTGGATTTAATATTGAGGTGGCTAACCCTAAGAACACTTGGTTCCTAACTACACCAGATAGAAAGTATGTTTCTGATCCTACAGGTAGAGCACAAGGAGCATATGCTGCTGGTATTGTACAGGTTATGGAACTATCAGAAATCATTGAAGCTATCCCTGACTTAACCAAAGAAGAAATTGATCATCTAAGAAGTTCACTACAAGACTACGGTCTTATCAATGTACGTGAATCTAATCTTGGTAATCCAGACGCAACACCTGGTATTGACTCAGTACAATACGATACATACGATCCTCTTGTTCTACAAACAAGAATGATTATTGAATCAGAGATGAAAGAGAACGATGATGGACTTAAGGATTTCTTAGGATTAACGTCTAACGTTAGCTCATTTGGTTATAAGTATGTAGTGGTGAGAGCTTATTGGATTTCTAAAAAGAAGATTGGTAAGTTAATCTATTTAGATGAAATGGGTAACGAACAATCTATGCTTGTAGATGAAAACTACAAGAGCAAGACTATTCCTACAGAACAATCTCTAGAGTGGGGTTGGATTAACCAATGGTATCAAGGTATCAAGATTGGTCCAGACATCTACCACATCAAACCATACAAATTATTAAGTTATTGTCCTATCATTGGATTGGTACATGAGGTTAAGAATACAGAGGCTAAGAGTCTAGTAGATCTTATGAAACCTTTCCAAGTGTTATATAATGTATGTATGAACCAGCTTTACACACTTCTTGAGAAAGAAGTAGGTAAGGTGTATTTAACATCCATCAGACACATTCCTGTTCCTAAGGATGGTGATGCTCAAGATGCATTAGACATATGGGAATTAGAAGCTCGTAACAGAGGGGTTGTCTTTATTGATGATAGTCCTGAGAACTTAAAATCTCCAAGCTCATTCAACCAGTTTAGAGATATTGACCTTACACGTACGCAGGAAATCCAATCTCGTTACACATTAGCTATGCAACTTAAGCAAGAGTGTTGGGAACTAGTGGGTATGTCTAAGCAAAGAATGGGATCTGTGTCTGCTAGTGAATCTGCTACAGGTACAAACACAGCTATTACACAGTCTTATTCTCAAACAGAACCTTTGTTTGTAGCTCATGAGTATGTTCTTGGTCAATTGTACCAAGCTATCATTGATGCTGCTTTATATGTAGAATCTAAGAAACCACAATCCACCCTATCATACATTACTTCTGATGGAGAATCAGCGTTTGTACAGGTGAATGGATCTGACCTCAGATTCCGTGACCTCAAGGTATTCTTAACTAACCGTCCTGAGGATCAGAAAATGTTTAACGAATTACGTGGATTGTCTCAAGCTGTTATACAAAATGGTGGTTCATTACATGACATCATCGAGCTTTACAGCACTGATTCTGTACGTAAGATGAAGAAGGTGTTTAAGAGTCTTAAGGATAAGCAAGATGCTATGCAACAACAACAGTTGGATATGCAACAGCAACAAATGGAAGTTCAACAGCAAACTAGTATGGCTCAAATCCAACAAGCTCAGGAAGCTCAAGATAAGCAATTGGCTCATAATGATTACCAAGCCGAGCTTGATAGAATCAATAAGAAGGAAATTGCTCTTATTGCTGCTGAATCAAAAGCTGGTCCTCTATCAGATATGGATACATCAGGGGTTCCAGATGTATTGGAAATCAGCAAGTTAGCATTTGAACAATCAAAAGCTGCTAAAGAATATGAGACAAAGATTAGCGATATTCAATCTAAGAATAACCTAGCTGCTCAGAAACTAAAAATTGATAGAGAGAAAAATCAAATAGCTAGAGAAAATATGGCAAATGATTTAGCTGTTGCTAAAGTGAATGCTAAGAACAGAGCGAGTAAGAAAACTAAGTAATTATGTTAGATAGGCTGATTGACGTTGTGTTACAATTTGGCTCAGACGTACTCCCTGGTATTATTATCAGGGATTACGAGGAAGCTGTACTTCTAAGATTTGGTAAGTTTAAAAAGGTGTTAAAGCCTGGATTCCATCCAAAGATACCATTTGCAGATGAAGTGATTGACCAACATGTCGTTATTACAACATTAAGCCTTCCAGCACAATCTTTGTATACTAAGGATAAACAGAATATTGTTGTCAAGGGTGTAATCAAATATAAGATATCAGATGTAAAAACATTCCTGTTAGAAGTATTTGATGCCCAAGATGCAATAGCTGACATGTCACAAAGTGTCATAAAAAACGTAATCATGTCTATGTCCCTGGAAGAATGTACAGATTCGGAACTTGATAACACCCTGACAAAGAAGGTTAGAGTGGAAGCAAGGAAATGGGGTGTTGAAATTCAACAAGTTACGCTCACTGACCTAGCTCCAATCAAGAGCTTTAGGTTGATAAATGACACAATTACAAACAATCTTGATTAGAGTGAATTACATTAATGCTATATTATCGTGAATAATGGTTCATATAGTGTCCTATCTCTTTGGTATTAACTTATAATAATATACTTTTACATCTGAAAACCAATAATAAAATAAACTACATATGGCTGAAAATCTAGACAACCCGTCAATGGGAAACTTTAGTATTCAAGATACTATGGATATGGGCATGGGAAACCAAGAGCTTTTAAGTGACTTATTTGCTCCTGAGACTTCTACATCTAATCCTGATGATATCCAAGATATTAAAGATGAACCTGCTCCTGCACCTAAACCTGCAAAGAAAGCAGCTCCTACAACATCTACTGCTGCTACAAGTACAGAAGATAGTAATGATGAGGATAAAGAAGATAACAAAAAGTCTTTACAGGACTTTTTACTAGGTGGAGATGATGAAGAAGAAGATGAAGAAGATGATTCTCCTGCTCCAACTCCCAAAGCAAAAGCTCCTGAAACTGATAGTGATGATGAAGAAGATGGCGATGAGTCATCTAGTCCATTTACATCTCTGTCTAAAGATCTTTTCAAACTTGGTGTATTTACCAATGATGAAGATGAAGAAGATGTTGCTATTTCAACTCCTGAAGAATTCCTAGAGCGTTTTAACGCTGAGAAGAAGAAAGGAGCTATTGAGGTGGTAAACAACTTCATTGGTCAGTTTGGTGAAGACTATCAACAAGCATTTGATGCCATATTTGTAAAAGGAGTAGATCCTAAAGAGTATTTCGGTACTTATAATAATATAAAGAGTTTTGCTGAGATGGACTTAGCAGACGAATCTAACCAAGTTGCAGTAATTAAACAAGCATTAACTGATCAAGGATTTGATCCTGAGGATGTTACAACAGAAGTTGAAAGACTTAAAAATTACGGTGATTTGGAAACTGTTGCTACTAAACACCACAAAGTGTTAGTTAAGAAGGAAGCAGCAAAGCTCCAACAAATGGAGCAAGATAACGAAAGAAGATTACAACAGCAAGCTGCTGTTAAACAGCAATACTATCAAAACGTTCAGTCAGTATTACAAGAAAAACTAAAATCAAAAGAGTTTGACGGTATTCCTCTGAACCCTAAATTGGCTGGTGAACTACAAGATTTCCTGTTAGTAGATAAGTATAAGACAGCATCTGGTGAGACTCTCACAGATTTTGACAGAACTATTCTAGAACTTAAACGTCCTGAAAACCATGCAACAAAGGTTAAGATTGGACTTTTATTAAAGATTTTAGAAAAGGATCCTACTTTATCTACAATACAAAAGACTGGTATCACCAAAAAGTCAAATGAATTGTTTGGTGAAGTTGCTAGACAAGTTAGCAAAAGTTCTACAAAAACAGGAAATAAGCCTAAGCCTACAACTTCATGGTTTCAATAAACAATTTATAAACATTAATTAAAAAAATAACAAAATGGCAATTCAAACAATCCCAGGTTTAACTGGATTTACGTATGCTCGCGTTGCGTCTATGGACAAGCGTGCAGTAGGTAAGTTGACAGATTCTAACCACTTGGAGAGTTTTCACTCGACTGAGCCAGCAGATTATGATAAGAAAATCATAAGCTTGTACACTCAGAGTTCTCTTTACAGTAATGATTTCCTAGACATGATTAACAAGTCTACTCCTTACTATATCGACAACAACAGTGATGCTTGGAAGTGGCAAGTACAAGTTCCTTACAAATTCCCTAAAATCATTGACATTCCTGATAGCACTCTAGAATTAGAGAAGCCAGGTATCGATGGTCAAGAGTTTTCTCTTGTAATTGACACAAATGAGTTCTCTAAGAACGCTATTGTTTCTGTAGGTACTCGTCAGTATGGTCCTCGTTTCTACGTTATCAAAGATCCTATTCCTTGGAACGCTGGTTTCTTGTACACATTCACTCTTGTGACTGACAACCCTCAAGTAGATTACGTAAGTGCTACTTTCTTACAAACTGGTATCGAACTTGAATTAGTTGATGCTGCTATCGGTGAATTCGATCAAGACTTATTAGGTCTTCCTCGTTTAGGTGAGCAAATCACTATGTTTGAATCTTTAGGTTCTGCATATGGTTATGAGCACAAGATCACTGAGTGGGCTGATGATAAAATGATGCGTGATGCTTCTGGTAAGCCTCTTGACATCTTAGTATATGCTCCACAAAGACGTAACCAATTACCTTTAACTCGTAACGATGTTAAATGGGAACCATTTATTGAGTTCTGGATGCGTAAGTCTATGTTAGAATTAAAAGTTAAGCGTATGATCTGGGCTAAGCCTGGTACCGTGAAGACTAATGGTTCTAAGCAAGAATTAAAGCGTACATCTGCTGGTGTATACCACAGAATGCGTAACAACGGTAACTTAGTTCAATACAACCGTGGTGAGTTCACTGCAAACTTGATTCGTTCTGTGTTTGGTGACTTATTCTACCGTCGTGTGGATGTTAAGGATCGTAGAGTTAAAATGTACACTAACGAAGCTGGTTTCGATGTGTTCCAACAAGCTCTTAAAAATGATGCACTTAATTCTGGTTTAACTTTCATGGCTGATTCTGGTAATCGCTACATGCAAGGAGAAGGTCAACACATCACTTACAACTTTGCATTCGATGCAATGGTTACACGTGAAACAGGTCGTGTTGAACTAATTCACTTAAAAGAATTAGACCTTCCTCAAACTAACTTAGAATTTGGTCAAAACAAAAAATCTACTCCTGTATTCATGGTGTTTGATGTATCTCCAATGAGCGATGGTTCAATGGTAAACAACATCCGTGAAGTACGTATGAAGGGTGCTCCTTCAATGACTTGGGGTTATATCGATGGAACTCGTCACCACTTAGGTTTTGCTAAGTCTCAAGGTATGAGTTCTGCGAACAAATTCCCTGGTTATGAGATTTGGATGAAAGACCGTTGTGATGTATTTATCGAAGATTTATCACGTACAGTGCTAATCGAAGAAATTCCACAATTCTAATCTTAGGATTAGACATAACCTACCGAGAAGAATTCCCCCCCACTGCTCCAAGTGGGGGAGTCTTCTCACACAGATGGATGGGTACAGATTACATGTCTGTATTGCACTCTCTTCGCTGAGAACCCATCTGCAACAATAAACCAAACAAAAAACAACTACATATGGGTAAGATAGGAAAAATCTCTACTTTAAAGAAAGATTACAACAACTCTCAGTTACAAACTATGCAAGGTGGACTTGCACAGAAAGGTTTAACCAGGATCCCTGGAACAGGTGTATTTAAGTATCCTTACAAGGAACTTGATGGACAGTACAGAACTGGTTTAGATCCTAATGCTGCGTACATTCGTAGAATGGGTGACAGTCTTGAAAGAGAAATGGAAATTGAAAGAGTTACAGCACTTAAGACTAAGCTTGAAATTGCTTTAGGCGATGTTGATTTAGGTCCTCGTTCTAGTTTCTGGAACTATGGATTGTCTACATCTACAGATGATACATTACATGTACAAGCTGTTAAGTTAATGGATGGTGATAACTACTTTGATTTTACTAATCCTTTTCAAGAATTAGCTTTCGCATGGTTAAGAGTTCATCCAACAATTGCTTCTAGTTATCAAGCTTGGGAGCGTGGTGAAGTTCCTGCAGATACACAATTTTACGTTGCTGATGATGAAATTGAGAATGCAGTGTTATTCAAGAAGAAACAATTGATCAACAAGGCTATTGTCAAGTTTGATGGAATGACTCCAGAGAAGAAACGCAAAGTTGCAAGATTATTAGGATTACCTGTTACAGAAGATACTAAAGAAGACTCTGTATACAATCAGGTAGATAACCTATTAAAACAAACAGAATTCAAAAATGGTAAACATGCTGGTTTAAACCCTGTAGAGGTGTTCAGTAGATTTGCAGACATGAAGGAAAACTTACTCCATATTAAAGACTTGGTTAAACAGGCTATCGCTCACTCAGTATATCGTTTAAAACCTAATGGCAAGGTGTACGAAGGTGAATTTGAGATTGCTAAGGATGAAGATGATTTAGTTAAATTCCTTGCTGATGATGATAACCAAGACGAATTATTAACCTTGGAAGGAAAATTAAAAACTAAGAAAATAGCTTCTGTATGATACCCGTAGATAGTTTATTATATAAAATCGACCAGAAACTAAATAAACTATCAACGAACGAACACCAACAGATTCCATTAGAAGATAAGATTTTAGCTTTAAATGAGGCTCAGATCAAATTAATCAAGCAAAAGGTTGATGGTCAAAACACAGTCTCTGGTCTAGGTCTAGATGCTTTCAAGAAGCGTTACGAGGACCTACAAAGTTTGGTGGTAACTTATAACCATCAACCCTTAGATTTAACATTGCTAAATGCTGAGTTAAATCAATGGAAAGCAAACATACACTTACTTGTTCCAAAGTACATGTTCTATATTGATAGTTATGTAATTGCGGATAAGGGTTTATGTAAAGATAGAAAGATATGGATTAATAGAGACTTAGCTAAACATGGCGATTTGCAATTTTGTTTAACTAACACTCACTATAGACCATCATTTGAATATCAAGAAACGTTTAACTCCATATCTTCTGATGAGATCTCTATATTTACTGATGGTACATTTACTCCTAAGCAAATATACGTTTCTTACATGAGATACCCAGTGTATATTAACAAGACTGGATATGTAATGTTGGATGGACAAGACTCATACGATGCTGATTGTGAACTTGAGACATACCTGGAAGATGAATTGTTAGACTTAACAGTTCAGAATCTAGCAATGTACACAGAGAATGCCTCTGCTGTTCAAAGTGCTCAGTTTAGAATTCAGACAAACGAATAGTTATTTTCACAATTTAAATAAAACAAAATGGCTGATTTTTCATTAACTACCCTCTTCGTAGTTCCAGTAGGAAACACTCTACCTAGCTCTGGTTCTACGCAAAACTTGACCGCAGGTCAGTTTGGTATCTTTAGAAGCGATTACTCTGTAGCTACTGCAGGTAACATTGCTGCTAAACCGTACTTCTATTTAGCTCAAGGTAGAGTTAACACTTATTTACAAGGATCTAAGCGTTCAGACAAAATTTCTGGATGTCCTACAGGTTCTTCTTGCAAATCTAATGTAACAGAATGGTACAAGGTGACTGGTAACCCAGTTGCTGCTAACCAAGTTACTGAAATTGGTAACTTCAACGTTAAACCAGGTGAGGTTGTAACATTCACATTACGTGCTCATTCTTCTTACATTGACACATTGTATTTCAACGGTTTCACCCGTTCTATTACAGTTGTTGCTCCTTGTTTAGAGTGTGGTGGCGATCCTTGTGCAGATGTTGATGTTCCTGCTTTCATTGATCAAGCTATCTTAAAGTTTGAACAAGCTGCTCCAGGTGACAACCCTGACAACATTAGCTTCAACACTTTCTATCAATTCCAAAGAGTTGGTAACGATGCTAGTGCTAAACTAGTTATCTCTGGTAAACCATTAACTAAGTATGGTCAACCATGTGATGTGGCTGCATTCCCTTGGGAATACGATCGTATGTACTTCCGTACATTCGTGTATTCTGGTCCTGCAACTACTGCTGACTTCATCGTTGCTGACAATTGTAACATTGTTGCTGAGGCTGTAGTTACTCAACGTGCTTCTTATGTATCTGGTACTTCAGATGAGATTAAGCAATTAGAGAAAAACTTCTATAGCTACCAAGCTGGTTACCTTAAGCATTTGTACAGAATGGTTGGTTACAACGAGAACTTTGAGTCTTGGGTATCTGACGGTACTACTTATGACACTTATTACATTAAGTTTAATGAGTATAACAAGTCTGAGTATCAGTGGGGCGATTATATCCATGAAGATAGCACTGTAATCCTTGCTATTCCTAGTGGTGCAACTGCTGCAATCGAGGCAATTTTAGTAGCTGGTTTAGGTGCTGTTACTAATGAGAGCGGTCCTGTAACAAGTACAACTTCAACAACAACTACTGTTTGGCCTAGTACTTCAACAACAACTACTTTGATTCCTTAAGAGAATACAAGTAGAATCATATAACCTATGCCAGAGGGTGAGAGGATATTTCTCAAGTCCTCTGGCATATTTATTTTAAAGACATGACCTTAGATATACTGGTAATACCAACTTATAATACATTAACATTAGGTGTGGCAGATGCATCAACTTATGATACAGATCCTCCTGTTGTTAACTCTCCAACTATTGAGATAACAATGCCTGGATTTGCACCTGTATCTCTACCTTTTAACGTTAATGACTTTAATATATTTAACTCTGCTTCTCTAGGACTTAGTGTTGTAGGATCTCCATTGATTCCTCTACCTGATGGAATCTATACATTAACATATTCTGTTGCTCCTGCATACGAGAACTATGTTACAAAAACCATCATCCGTGTTGAACAATTACAAGAAAAGTTTGACAATGCTTTTATGAAACTTGATATGATGGAATGTGATCTTGCTATCAAGACACAAGCTAAGGTGGATTTAAATAGTATATATTACATGATTCAGGGTTCTATTGCTGCAGCTAATAACTGTGCTGTAGATACTTCTAATAAGTTATATATACAAGCAAATAGAATGCTTAATAATTTTATTAAAACCAATTGTGGTTGTTCAGGAAATAACTACATAATTAACTTCCAATAACATGGCAAACTGTAGAAACTGTGGTCTAAAGGTAGGCTGTGGTTGTCAATTAATTAATGGCTTATGTTCAGCCTGCAATAACAAGCTGAAGCAAGCAACTCAAAGAATAAAAAATGTTATCACCAAGGCTTACAAACTGTATTGAGTGTACAACTATTCCTACACTCTTAAATGATATTGATTGCAAGTTAACAGACTTGGCAAATAATCAATATAACAATATCGTATTCTCTTTAAACTATCCTGTACCAGGAGTTGTAATTGGTGACTTGTTGAACTATAAAAGGATCTTAATTTACAAATATTGTAATCCTGAGTATTGTAGTCACTTTACTGTAAAGATGATAGCTAGTAAAGTAAAAATCTTAATTCATAAATAATTTATAAAATGTCTTGTACAAATTGTTATAACGGTTGTGTAGAGATTGTTTCTGATAAATGTGTTAGATACACAGGAGAATCTGTTCCTGCTCTAGAAATAGAGTCTGGTGATAACCTTCTTGTTGTAGAACAATCTCTTATTGATAAAGTAGTTAGCTTCTTAGATGGAACAGGAATTTCTATCACTATAAGTTCAGAAGATTATTGTAACTTAGTTACACAATATCTTCCTCCTTGTTTTCCAGAATGTGGAGACCCTTCTGCTTTAGATTTATTTACAGCTTTAGTAAAAGCTGCTTGTGATTTACAGGTACAAGTTGATGCTGTAGAAGCTGATATTGCTGTACTAAATGCTAACTATGACGTAGACTGTCTTACAGGAGTAACTGCTTCTTCTGACACACATGCTATAGTTCAAGCTGTTATTACAAAACTTTGTGACCTAGGTGTAGACTTAGCAGCATTAGCTTTAGACTTAGATACTAACTACGTAAAGCTTGCTGACTTAAATGATTTAATCCAAGCTTACTTAGATAGTCTTGCTCCTACACAGAACTATACAAAAATGGTTCCTTATACAGCTGTAGAATACTATGGTCCATTAAGTTACTTTGACATTACTGGAGCAGGAATTCTTGCTGATGGGTTTGATAAAATCTACCTATGTAATGGCTTAAATGGAACTCCAGATAAAAGAGGACGTGTTCCTGTAGGTGCTATTGTTGGTGTAGGTGGTGGAGCTTTAGATGCTGCTGTAGATCCTATCTATACTGGTAACCCTAACTATGCTCTAGGAGATGGTGGTGGTGCTAACCAAGTTACATTAAACAGTACACAAATCCCTGCACACTCACATTCTGCTACAGTGGTTGACCCTGGTCACTTCACAGCTATTAAAACAGCTACGTCAGTTTTAGCTGAGTGGGATTGGAATAGTACAAATGACGGTAACCCTATCACAAGAATAGAAAACATTGCAGGTAATAGAGTGGGCACTGAACAAGTAGCCACTACAACAACTAAAGCCTATACAGGTGTAACTGTAACAAATAGTAACACAGGTGGTGGATTGGCTCATGCTAACATTCAGCCTGTACGTGCGTGCTACTACATCATGTACATTCCTTAATCGATTAAACTAAATTATAATGGCTTGTGTACCTGGTACCCCTTGCTTTGAGAATACATCAAATGCCTATTATCCACAGAATTGTAATAATGGGTGGTTTGCTGGTTATCCTATTCCTACATCATCTATTGAATACAACGGTCCCAATCTTCCTAATTCAGGAGTTGATACAGGGGATGGTATGAATGTAGCTATGCAGAAATTGGATAATGCACTTGAACCTATAGAACTAGTACAAACCCTTATCACTGTAATATATCAGAACCCATCTTTGCAGGTGATGTTCTGTACATTGGTAAACTCTTGTATCTATAGCACAACAACAACTAGTACAACTGTAGTACCAACTACAACTACTACTACATCATCATCTAGTTCTACATCAACAACAACTAGTACATCAACATCTACTAGTACAACTACTACTGCAACTCCTACAACCACAACAACAACAACAATTCCTTAATAAACCATAATATGACAGTATTAATAACGTTAACAACAGCTGGTACCTCAACGGGACCATTCAGTCTATATTCAGATGCAAACTCATATTCTACACCATTTGAAACAGGTGTAGCAAAATCTAGTTTGTTGGCTGGATACACATCTACATTGGTTCCTAATGGAACAACAATCATTCGTGTTATGTCTACAGGAACCTGTACAAACTATACAGATATACCTGTGACACCATGTACTACAACAACTACTACCAGTAGCACTAGTAGTACTACCACAACAACCACAACTACAGCTGCTCCATGTCAGCAAATATATTTATATCCTTCTAATGCCACTGCATGTGCTCATTTAGGAAGCTTAACTTTATTTGATGTTGATAGCGTATTAACTCCTACAAGATTGTGGGTAGCAGGCGAATGTGGAATCACTCCTGTAGTGGGAGGTAACCAATGGTATTCTCAAGGACCTGGTGCAGACAGCTACCAAGTAGATAACGGTGGTTTCATCGTTGCTACAACAGCTTGTCCATAAAATATCAAAAACCTTGTTTTGTTGGTTTTACAAGGTATCCCCTGGCCTTTCTAGGCTGGGGGTTTTTGTTTAAACTCTAATCAAATTGATTAATGTATATAATTGATTTGGTTAATAAAATTTTGTAAATATGAAAATTAGTTCGTACCTTTACACTAATTTTAACTAAATTAAACCATATATGTCTGAAAACCAATCATTGCTACAACAGCTAGAAGAGATCTTACATTGGAAAAAGAGTAAAAAATTCTATGCTGATAAGCTTGGAATTACAGAACTAGAGGTGGATGAGTTATTAAATGCGTTAAGAAATCAAGAGAAGAGTGAGGAAGATGCTGAGGTTGGAAACTACATTGCTGAACTAGAGAATGTAATCATTAAGTTTACAGAGGACATAAGCAAGGGTACAGGAGAAGTAGTAGCTAATTTTAGCGAAGAGGTAAAGAGTTTAGATGAACTAATTGAGAAGTGTCACATAGACACAGATAAATGGGAAATAACTAAATACGTACAGAACTTCTGGGGGAATGGAACTAATCCCCATTGGCAAGTTAAAGCATGGTTAGGAAAGAAGTCTACAGAGCAAGTATTTCAAGATAGCTTCGTAGACTTTTTAGCTTCATATCAGCCTGTTAGTCAGGAAGTTATGAGTCCTAAGTTTGTTCCAGAGAAGCCAAACGGTATGCTAGTTATTAATAAACAAGACTCTCATTTAAACAAATGGGATGTAGATGGTGATAATGATGTAACAAGTAGAATGGCTAAGATTATGTATAAGGTGGATGTGATAGCTACACAGGCTCAACTTTCAAACAACCTAGAAGAAATTACATACATTATTGGCTCTGATGAGTTTAATAGTGAATACACCAATGCAACTACAAAAGGAACCCCTCAACAGAATACACATACATACCACACTTCATTTGAGTATATATGTAACCATGAGGTGTTAATGATTACAATGTTATTACAGCATGCTAAACATGTTAATGTAGTGTATGTAGCTGGTAATCATGATGAGTTTGTAGGATGGCATATGGTTAATTGGTTACAAACGTATTTTAGAAATACAGACAGACTTACAATTGATGACTCTCCTAAATATAGAAAGTATGTAAGTTATGGCAATTCAGCATTAATGTTCAATCATGGGGATGCTATTAAGCCAGCTAAACTTGCAGGACTATTCCCAATAGAATATAGAGATCAATGGTCATTCCACCATAACTTCTATATATTCACAGGAGATAAACATCACGAAGTGAGTCATGACTTTAACGGTATTAAATTTTACCAAATTCCAGCTTTCTCAAATGCTAAGAGCCTTTGGGATGATAAGAACGGTCACACAATGTCTAAAGGTGAAGTGACAGCATTCTTAATCGATCAAGCTGAAGGAATGACAAATATATTCAAACAGTATTTATAATGGCAACTTTAAGGAAATTAGTTTCAGATGTGCGTGCGATGCACAAATTGTTATCAACAGATAACCTCATCACTGATAGAGTGGTGGCATCTGAGATTAAGAACAACACACTTTTATTGGTAAAACGTGAAACAAATCTCAGAAAGCTTTGGGCTACTGATACTTTGTTTACTACCATTCCTTGTTTGGAATTGGTAGAAGTTCCTATTTCTGAATGTTGTGATTATGTGGATCCTTGCACAGTTGCTAGAACAAAATTTAAACTTCCTCGTATATGCGAGGGTAATTACCAATATATCATTCAAGGTGTTTATTCAATAAACGCAATGAGTGGACAAGGCAAAAAGTTGAAAGAGACTACTATCAATAGATATATCAATCTCTTAAAACTTCCAATCATCAAGAACGAACAATACTATTGGATTTCAAATGGTTACTTATACGTAAATAACCCTTTGTTACAAGCTGTTAGAATTGCTGCTTTCTTTGAAGAAGATGTTCCTAATGAGATCATGTTTGCTGAGTGCTGCTGCAGTGATAATATCAATCTAGAAGACTATTGTAAAAATCCTCTAGATAAAGAATATGGCTGCCCTGGATATTTAGAAAAGCAAGTGCTAGAACTTACATCTCAAAAACTGTTATCAACCTACTTCAGATTGAAAACAGATCAAACATCAGATGGGGTGGATGGTCAAGCACCAAACACAACCAATGCAAACTAATGCGAACAAAAGTTGATTGGAGAAGCTCCAGCAAAGAAAACTACAATAATTTCTGTAAAAAGAACCCTTCTGTAAAAATCTCATTTGACCAATGGAGAAATATAATCTATTTGTACAATGAGAGTTTTAAGAACTACATCCTAGAAACAGGAGAGAAAGCTAGGCTTCCTTTTGGTTTTGGTGAGTTCTCTATTAATAAGAAGAAAAGAAAAAAGATGAAAACCATCGATGGTAAAGAGTTTGTTAACTTACCAGTAGATTGGAAGAAGTCTAAAGAGAAGGGTAAAATTATCTACAATTTTAATTACCACACTGAAGGATATTTCTTCGGATGGATGTGGTTTAGAGAGTCTGCCAGATTCAAGAACATGAAGCTCTGGTACTTTAAACCTTCTCGTACAACCTCAAGGTTGTTATCCCACTACCTAAAAACCAACGATCAATATCAACATATTTATCGTGAATGGAAAAAATAAATTAAATGTCATATTATTACAAGTATAACTTCATCTCCCCAGAGCCTGTCTATGCGACTGTTAAAGAAGAGTTTAAAAGCTACTTCGATACAGGTGCTGTAGATGATTTGTTATTCCCTACATACCTGGATAAATGTCTTAGGAAACTAGGAAGGTCTTCTTATGTTATTAGTGAACAACTTCTATATATTGAGGATTTTGAAGCTAGGCTTCCTGATAACTTCTTTGCTGTAAGGGAAGCTTGGTTGTGTACATCAATCCCTGGTTATCCATACCAAACAGCTAACTCATTCTATTCTCAAGCTGCTTCTCAAACAACAATACAGGTGAGTCCTGTTATTTCTGGAGGAGCTCCTTGTACCAACCTAGAATGTACAACAGGATGTCCTACGTGCATGCCTGAACTTATCCAAGCTGTATACAAGACTAATCAACAAGTGGCTGTAGAATACCACAGACAATACCTATTAAAACCAGGTAATATATCTGTTCAAGCACATTGCACATTAGACTGTGCAAACTTTGGTAGTTCTGCTGCTGACTCATTTGATATTAGAGATAACAAGTTTGTTACCAACTTTAGAAATGGTGTAGTTCATTTAATATTTTATTCTACAGCTTATGATGGGGTGGGTAATCAATTGATTCCAGATAACTATCGTGTTAGAGAGTTTGTTGAAGCTTTCATCAAATACAAAATGATGGAAACTCTTACCAATCAAACTAACGATGAAACATATAATCAGCTAGAAAGAAAGATGATCAACTATAAACAGATGTCTGATGAGGCATTTATTATGGCTGATATTGAGGTGAAGAAACAAGATGCTTGGGCTAAGCAACGAAGAATAATACAGGATTTGAATAGATTTAACAGATACGAATTACCAAATAGAAGCTACAGATATGGCTGGAGAAGAAACAACTAATATTAGACAAGAGTATAACAATGCTACTTCTGGCTTAAATTTAGATCAATCTGTAAATCAGATTCCTAAAGGTAAGTTAACTTATGCATTGAATGCATCTGTTGAAAACTTTGACTCAGATTCTGTAAACTATCAGAATGAGCCAGGGAACGAGCTATGTCTAGACTTTCCTACAAACTTCCATTTAATAGGAACTCATTTTATTGTTGAAAAGAACAAACATGTATTCTTTCTAGCTAATCCTGAAACAGGAGATAGTCAGATTGGATATATGGATAATAATGATTGTGTCTATCGTGTAGCAGTTAGTGCTCCTTGTTTAAATTTTGATATAAACTATCCTATTCTTAAAGCTGTTCACAAGATTACAAATTGCACCACAGAGGTGTATTGGACAGATGGTCTTAACCCTAGAAGATACATAGACCTAAACAATATTCCATATAAGCTAGCTCCTACAGCTGATTTATGCGATCCTGTTTATACTAATGAACTTGATTGTAATCAATTAAACGTTCAACCTAATTTTAATATTCCTTCGTTAGATATAACAGATGTTGTAACTGGTGGTGACCTCACTGCTGGTACATATCAGTTTGCTATTCAGTATTCTGATGCTGCTGGTAATGCGTATACATCTTACTATTCTGTTACCAATCCTACACCTATTGCCAATCCTAATATCACTACACCAGAGTTCTCTTACCAGGTTGGTAATTCTATTGTAGTTAGTATTAGTAACTTAGATACTAGTGGACAATTTCAGTATTTTAATCTTGCTGTAATTAAAACAGTAAATGCAATCGCTTCTGTTGAACTTGTTGGTACATATTTTATAGAAGACGATACTAGAACTATAACTTATACAGGACAGAATGTTACACAGATTCGTCTTGCAATTGCTGATATATTTGAGAAATACCCATACTATGAGGTAGCTCAAGACTTAACCACTGCACAAGATATCCTTATCTGGGATAACTTAACTTCTATTGATAGAATTAACTATCAACAGATTGCTACCCAAATTGATCTTAAATGGGAAACATATAGAATCCCTAGTACAGAAACTTATGCTGATGAGCTAAATGCTACAAATCTTAGAGGTTATCTAAGAGATGAAGTGTATGCTTTTGAGATAGTGTTTCTATTAAGCAACGGTAAGCAAACAGATGGTTTCCACATTCCTGGTAGAATGATTAGTGCTAACGAGGGCTCTCAACCAGATGTTCCTAGTAGTAATCCTGATTTCATTGGAGAAGGAACAATAGCTCCTTATTGGAAGATTTATAACACAGGTTCTGTAACAGGATTTTCTCCTGGATACACAACAAGCCAATCATACAAAGGACCTTACCAATATGGTGAGTTTGCTTATTGGGAATCAACAGATACATATCCATGTAATATAGATGTATGGGGAACTCTTGCTAGTCAACCCATTAGACACCACAAGTTTCCTGATGTATTAGTAAGTCCTATCTTTGAAAGTCCTACATACACATTAGGATCAGGATTCACTCCAGTGATGCAAAGTGATGCTGTATTTCCAATGGGTGTAAAGATTGATGTTCAACAAGTTGCATACTTAGTGTATTCATCTAATCTTACACAAGCACAGAAAGAAAGCATTGTAGGATTTAAGATTGTAAGAGGAGATAGAAGTACAAACAGATCTATTGTAGGTAAGGGTATTCTTAGAAACGTAGGTAAATATAAGAGAGAAGAAACAGAATTCTATTTTCCTAACTACCCATACAATGATCTTAATAAGGATGAGTTCCTTCTTGATAATAACAATGGTTATTGTGATGAATGTATTACATATAAACTTGTTACTACAGGATCTACTATTGTAGAGTATACAGACTGTTTTTCAAATACATTAATAAGTGAAACACTTGTTTCATCTCCAACTAATATATTCTCTCTTAGTACACCTATTATTACTTCTGGCACAGCAGTAGTCACTATAGTTCCTTATGACACTTATAGACTAACTAGTAATAGTACTACAACATTTGAATCTAAAGATCCATTAACAGGTAATACTGTTGTCACCATAGTTAATGTTGGAGTTGTTGAGTTTGTTAATTCTACAACTATTCCAACAATCATTGGTGGTACATCAGATGCTACTATTACTAAACTATCAACTAGAAGATCTTTAAAATATCCTAATAAACTAGATGCATTTGCTACAGATGAGTCTAAATATAGAATGGTATTTAACTCACCTGAAACATCTTTTGGACAACCTTTCTTAGGAACTGTTCTTAAGTTAGAGAATGTAATGTTCGGTGCTGGTATAGCTCACTTTGTAGAAGTTAAGAAGAATGCAATGTATAAGCTTCTTACAGCAGAAGCTCAGAACGATGCTCTTAAATCTAGTGAAGCTATTGCTGCTATAACACCAACATTTAATGCCTCAGCTATGTTTGCTGCATATCAGGCATATCTAACTATCTACATAAATGGAATCACTAGAAGAAACTATGGTTATTCATTTAACTCAATAGCTAGTTATGATTATAGTGGGGCTATTGATAACAATCTAGGAATCAAACAAAGACAACTAGATAACTCTCAATATCTATTCTCTGGAGTACAGTCTGTAAGTGACTTACATGATTTCAATAACTTCAATAGAGAATCATCTATATATATAAAGACAGTTGATACCAGAGATGGTTCATCAGTGATACCTTTACCGTTCCCTAACCAAACTCCTAGTTTGTTAGTTGGTGGTGTAAGTGGTATATCTGATACATCAAGGTTTACAGTATCACAAAAGAACAATTGTTCTGTACCTAATAAGAATGAATCTATTAACGTAGTTTCTTACTATGGATCATTAAAGAATATATTTGTTAACCAATGGGGTCAGATATACTCTTATGAAACAATTGATACAGGATTTCAAGAAAACATTGATATTAACAATTTGATGTTCTCTACCCCTAAATCAGCTACCATCTTTGGTGGAGATACATTTATTAACAAATTTGCATTTAAGACAAAGCTTCCATTCTTTATTGATAATAGAGTGAATGCTCCTGATGATAGTGACATATTCTATGATGAGATTGGTAATGTGGCTTATCCACAATACTGGCACTCAGCTAGATCCATCCTACAAGATTATAGTTTAAACGCAGGTGCTGGTCCAGTGTTAAAGAATATGATTTCTTACAAGGCTCATAACTTTGACTGTCCTAATAACCAAAATCCTGCACCTAACTCAGCAACAAATCCTCCTATAGTAAATCCTAATAGAACTTTCTATGATGGAAAGATGTATATGTTTGCTTATGGTATTCCTTATTTCTATTGTGAGAGTTCATACAATGTTGACTTACGTCAAGCGTTTAATAACTTAGAAGGTGATTTCTACCCACACGTGAGCTCAGGTATTCCTGATAACTGGTTACAAGAATCGGTAGTACCTATTGTTTTTGATAATACATATTATTATAACATAACATATTCAAAGCAGAATAGAGAGAATGTATTCACTCACTTACCTGCTGATTGGGTAGAAGAACTTTGTTATACTAAGTATCCATTTAGAGCTGTTTATTCAGATCCTCAGGATGCATATGCTGATAACAAGGTGAATAGCTGGTTAACTTATTCAGCTACATCATTCTTTGATTTCCCTCAAAACTTTGGTGACCTTGTATCATTAGATGGTATTCAGAACAAGGCTATTCTTGCTAGATTTGAGAACAAGTCATTGTTGTACAATACAATGCTTACAGTTCAAACTAGCAATCCACAAGCTGCTTATTTAGGTAATGACACATTATTCAAGAGTGCTCCTCCAATTGACTTTGCAGAAACAGATCTTGGATATGTAGGAAGTCAGAATAAGATGTTATTAAAGATTCCTCAAGGACAAATCACTGTAGATGCTAAGAGAGGACAGGTGTTCTTGATTGAAGGTTTACAGGCTACAGATTTATCTGGGTTTGGTTCAGGACTTAATAAGTTCTTTACAGACCATTTAGCATTTGAAATCTTACGTTACTATCCTGATGTAAACACAGACAACCATTACAATGGTATTGGCTTACATGGAGTATTTGATAGCAAGTATGACAGGGTTATTATATCTAAACTAGATTATATTCCTAACAGTAAGGACATCAAATACGATGCTATAGCTAGGGAGTTTTATATAGAAAGAGTGCTAGGTGGTAGCACATTAAGAACAGTAGTTAGTGTTTATGACTCAGAATACTTCTGTAATAAGTCATGGACTCTATCATTCAGCATGAATACAAAGAGTTGGATAAGCTTCCATAGCTATATTCCTAACTTCTACATTGCTGAGAATAACTTCTTCTATTCTGGATTGAATGGTGGATGTGATCTAGAAGCAATTGCTTTCTCTGAAATTCCTTGTACAACCACTACAACCACATCAACAACAAAAGATTGTAGAATAATAGGTACAGCGGTTGATCTATGTGTAGATTGTACAATAGTGGGTACAGCAGTTGATACTTGTTGTATGATTGGTACAGCTGTAGAAGTGTGCACCACCACTACAACAACCACTAATTTATTTATATGGTATCAACTGACAAACTGTGAAGATAGCTCTATAGAGTACTCTGAATCATATCCATTTGGAACATTTGCAATTAATGATAGAGTAACTTCTCCAGGAAACACTTGGGTAGTTACAGGATCTTTAACTATTGATCCAGGTGGTGTGTTATATGCAATCACACCAACAGGGTTTACTGATTGTCCAGGTTCAACTACAACTACAACAACTAGTTCTAGTACAACAACTACTACTACCACAGCTGCTCCACCTGAACCTACCACTACTACCACAACTAGTAGTAGTACGTCAACAACAACCACTACAACCACTGCAGATCCTACACCAACAACTACTACAACTACTACTATAGAACCAACTACCACAACAACTACTAGTACAAGCACTAGCACAACAACCAGTACTTCTACTAGTACAACAACAACAACAACTACCACTGCTCCACCAGCACCAAGCTGTGAATTAGGTGGTACAGCTGAAGAAGAATGTCCTTCATAATATAAATGAGATATGTCTAAAGTAATAACAATAAAATTAACAAAGGCTGGTGTTAGAACTGGACCGTTTAAGATTTCTGATAACTACGGAAATGTCTTAGGAACTAATATTCCTAAGAGTCAAGTTATTTCTGGAATCACATATTCGGTGAGTGATGATGTTACTGTTATTATTATTGAATCTATAGGAAAGTGCAAGACAAGACTACAAATGCCTATAGAGGAACTATGTATTACAGATATAGCAGCTATTGAGTTTGTTCCTACAGACACTCCATCATTGTGGAGGCACTTAACTAACACAATGATTTACAATACGTTCTATGGAAACATAGAACCATATGTCATTGAATACCCATTTGCTTATGAGTATTTTGATGAAATCTTACAGAATGTAAAAGATTACACTAAGGCATACAAATACCTGCCTATCCCTGATGGTGTGTTTAATGATAACGCTAAGATAGAAACAAACACAGTTTATTTCAACAAAGCTATTCTATACAATGGACAACAGTCTTCTGGTATCCTAGAACTAGCTCCTAAACCAATGAACAACCTCAAGGAATACTTGAAGTATCCTATGTATAACGCTGAGAGTAAGACAATTACGTTTACTAAATCAGATAATTTTTATCAATATAACACATTCTGGTCATTAGTTAAAGATAAATCCTTACCTTTGTTTGTGACTGGTTGTGACTCATTATCTGTAGATAAGGTTGTAAATCAACTTAATATGGATTATGGCAAACGTTCATTTAAAAAGGAACCCCTGCGTGCGAAGGATTTAAAAGTGAGACATATCCTTGATGATAGATCAGATGCCCATTTAATAAGTCAATTCATTATCACACCTGCTCAAATTTCTTATAAGTAATGGCTAACAATATTAACTGTACATGTGGACATTCTTGGAGCAAAGCAAGCTCTAGCAAGAAAGATATGTATGTATGTCATATATGTGGAAAGGATAACACCATGAAAGATGGAGGTTGGTTAGATAACTATGGTAAGAAGCCTAATCCTAATGATGTAACTGTATCAACAGGTCCTGGTTATGTAGGGAGTGGATATGATGTACAGGGTAGAGATTATTCTCCTGCATGGGGTGGACAGTTTCAAATGGGTGGTAGTTTACCAGGTGCTGTAGGATTCACGTACGCACGTACAGCTGGTTCAGCTCCTAGCAATGGTAAGTATGCAAAGAAGACAAAAGCTTCTGCACAGAACGGTAAGGGATTAGGAAGTTCAAAACAACCTACATATCTAACTTTTGATACTAATGATCCAGCATTTCAATCTACTGAGGCTAATGATTTCTCTGTCTTTGATCCAAATAACTTTCAGAACGTAAAGAAGAATTTGACAGATTACATGAGTTCTCCTCTGTATCTAGATAGACTTTCTAAAAGTATACCTAATAAAAATGCTGCAAATAAGGCACAACAGGATAGACTTAAGAACGTAGAGAATCTTAAATTGAATCCTCTAGGTGAAGATACAAATTATTCTAAAGGTGTTGTTAATCTTGGTTTTAATGATTTTAATGATAATGCAGCAGTTGTTCATGAAATGTCACATGGAGTAGCTCCAACTTGGTATGGGAATAAAAATAGATTTCTTGATAATATTATACATTCTGTTTTTCAAAAAGATCAAGATCTTAGAAATAAAGAATTAAGTAAATTAAATATACCTTTAAGTAGTGAGTATGTTAGTGACGTAGAATCAACATATGCTAATTCTAACTATAAGCCATTTCAAGATGAGCACTATAGACCAAAAGATAAAAGTAAAACACAACAACAAGTTGCAGCTAATGAGACTTATGGAGATCTAAATGCAATAAGACAACTGTTGTTTGAGAATAAAGTTACCGATAAATTTGGACAAGAACTAACTCCAGACATTTGGAATAAAGCTTTAGAAGACAGAAAGATTTTAAACAATCCTCTGTTAAAGAGAATGAAGTTGAAATTTAGCGATGAGGACATCATTAAGATGAATAATGAGGTGGCTAAGAACAATAGCATGATTCCTATTGATAGAGCACAGAATGGTAAGGAGATGAAATACTATCAAGAAGGTTTAGATTGGAAACCTAATAGTATTGCTCAGGATGGTGGAGCTATTGTAGACCCAATGGGACAATGGGCACATCCAGGAGAAGTAACTATCATACCATCTACAGACATAACAATGGAAGGGGTAGATTATCCCGTACTAGGAATATCTGATACAGGGGATCAACAAATGATGTATCCTGGAGAAGACTACCAATTTGATGGTGACTATGTTACAGAATATCCAATGATGCAAGATGGTGGGTGGTTGAATAAATTTGACCAGGGGAAAGCTCCATCAGATGCTACAAGAGTTTCTGCTCCTATAAAACCCCTTACAAAGAAAGAACAGAAAGAGAATGTTAGAATAAACAAACAAACTCAGAAAAATACTGAAGAATATAATAAAGCAATAATAGCTGATAGAAAAAGCAAAAGAGAAACTAAAGGAGATGTAAATGTTCCTGGTAGTTTTAATATATCAGAGAAGCTTAAGTTGTCTAATATTCTTCCAGAAAGCTGGACCTCACCTGGAGGAGCTGTAGACGTATTTGATGAGTATTTAAACCCAGGAGCAGTTATAGGTCCTTTGGCAGATTCTCTAGGAGAATCAATTGCTGCAAGAAGTCCTGAAGGTGTTGCTACAACATTAGCAATGACTCTTGGAGCAGGAGCATTAGGTTTTGATCCATTAGGTAGTTCAATTAAATCTGCAAAAAAAATAGGTAAACATCTTACAGAGAAGACAGCTTTAAAACGTTTTTCTAAATTTAGTGGGGTAGATGATTTAGGTATGTTTACTCAAAAAGGTAGTAATAAATATTATCAGTTAGGTGAACCTAAAAATTTAGAAACTAACAATGTTAAAATAAATAATAAACTAAAAGATTGGATAGAAGAAAATGTTGAGGAGTTTACTATTAAACCTGAACCAAAACCAGATTTTGGTAGTATGACTATTGATAAAGCTGAGTCAGAAAACTATTTAAAGAACTATCAAAAAAATCTACAAAGTAACTATAATAGATATCTAAAAGATAGAAAAGAAGCCATTGAATTTTGGAATGAAGAAGTAAATATATTAGGCAAAGATCCAAAAGACATGCCTCCAATGCTTCGTGATTTAATAAATGATCCAAACTATAAAAACTTTTATCTAGATTTAGAACCAGATACAAAACATATTGCACAAGGACTTGTAAGTGATTATTCAGGTACAGATATAAATGCTAATTTAGTAGATAAATATTATTTACCAAAAGGAGGAAGAGCTTTAGTAACTAAAGATTCTGGAGAAGGCCTTTTTAAAAAATCTGCAGATAATTTTGGAGATTATAAACAAGTAAAACCTTGGGAAGTTTTTAATAAAAACTTCTTTATAAGAAAAAATAAAAACGGTGGCTGGTTAAGTAAGTATCAAGATGGAGGTGGTTTATCTAGATCTAATCTAGAAATGATGGCAACTCTTCAAAAAGATATTAAGAATCAGAAAGCTAGAAATGCTCAAGAAACTGTTTCTCAATACACTCCAAAACCTGGGGATCAACAGAGAATGAATGCAGCTAAAGATGCATATAGAAAGGAACAAGCTAAACTATTAAATAGAGCAGCTAGTTCTGAAGTGGCAGCGAAAGCTATGGAGAATATAGTAGAACCTATGTTAGTAATGGAAGGTGTGGCATCTGGTCTTAGTGGTGTACGTAGTCTAATGACTAAACCAAAATCTATTTCTCCTTCTTATGTTTCCCCTCCTTATGAGAAGTCAGGATTCAATCCACTTGGTTTAGTAGATGATATAGCACCAAGAATAGATCCTATAAAAGCAATGGGTGTAGAGATGGATATAATGGACATGAGTCCGTTAAATCTTATACCTGGATATGGCAGAAAACTATCTGGTAAAAACCAGACGTTTAGAAAGTTTGGTAACTCTTTAGATGATGTTATACAAAGACAGGCACTAAGTCCTGCTGGTGGTTCTAAATTTAGAATGGGTAAAGAGCAGATAACAAGTGAAGGAAACTGGGCTGCTAAAAACCAACCATCTGAAAACTATCCAGGTGTTTTTGAAGCCACCTTTGATATGAACAACCCTGATGCAAACTTATCTGCAGTTGAGATAGCTAACAGAAATGGTGTACTCATGGTTGACAGATCTGGAAGAAGACTTCCTGAAATACCACTTACAGAACCTGGTATGTCTTTTAACAGAAGACTTCCTTTTTCTACAAGATATGTTCCTATTGACAAACAGAAACTGATGAATAACGAGTTTCAGTTTGCTACCATGGCTCCACATTTACAAAGTCTTGCTGAGAAGTATACACTTGGACTAGGAGCTGCTAGTGTTTTGGGTAAAGAAGCAAGAGATACTTATAACAAGTATACTATAGATCCAGTTATTGATATGGCTAAGAAGCTTGAGCTTGAAAAACTTGGACTGAACGTTGAAAAACGCAAAGATGGTGGGTGGTTAGGTAAATTTGATACAGCTCAGAGTGGTGGAACATTTATGGATAAGTTGGATGCAAACAATCCTACATTACAAAAATATTTAAATATTGAAAAAAATAGAAGTAGCGGTGATATAGCATCCTACTTTTCTGAAATAGGAAGGGCGCAGCAAAAACCTAAAATGGATAAGGCAATAGTTCAAGCTGATCAGAAAAGACAACAACAAATACTTGCAGAAGCAGTTGCTAATGCTAAAGGCAAACAAGCAACTGTTAAACAAGACAATAGAACATCTAGAGAAAAAGAAATTGCTCAAAAACAATTGTTAGATCTTAAGATGGATAAAGCTAGAGGTACTTCACCTTTTACTCAAACATTAAGTTCTTTTACACCAACGGGAAGTAATGAAGCTGCTGGTCAAATATTTGCTGAAGGTGTAGGACAAATGACCCCTATGATAGGAGCTACAAGATTGTTTAACACTGTAAGAGACCCTGAAAATAATCCTTATGGCATTGGTCAGGGGAATGGATTTCTGGCAAATACACTTGGTACATTAGGTTTACTTGGAGATGTTTTTGATGTAGGTGCTGTAACTGCCCCTGGTGTAAAAGCTGCAGGCAAATACCTCACCGAACAAACACCTTTAAAAAATGCTTACAAAATAAATCCTTTTGCTTTTGAACCTACAGAAGGAATGATGTATAGAGGACTTGGAGTAGAGGGAATGGAAGATGCTTTTCAGTCTGGTGTATTTAGAGCTAAGCAAAATGTAGAACCTTCTATGGTAGGTAACTTTGATATGTCTAAACAATTTGACAAAGCTTACTTTAGTCCAAAGTTTGATGTAGCAGATCAATATGGACAAGGATATATTGCTGAGGTACCAAGAACAGCTTCTGACTGGGGAAAAAGATATGGTAAAAAAGAATGGAGTCAAATAGCTCAAAGAGATATACCTATAACTGAAGGTAAGATATTACAGAAAGATTGGTTAAGAGGATATAAAGAAGTTTCTCAACCAAGTGGTGTAGCAACTCCTAATTTAGGATCAGCAATTGAACAATCAACTCCGTTAAAAAACATATCTGAAATAGAAGCAACATCTCCTAATGTAAAATCATCTTGGGAACCACAAGAACTTCCAGGATTACATTTAACCTCTACAATGGAAGGAGGTCCTATTAGTAAGATAGTAGAGCCTAAAACAGGACTTGTAAATGTAGAACAAGCATTAGGTATTATAGCAAAAGAATCAGGTGGTGCTAGCAAAGCAAGTCTTATAAGAAATGCACTAGGAAAAGATATTCCTAAGAAGATGGATTATAATGATTTTAGGAAAACAGTGCAGGATCAACTTATTCCTTTAGATAGAGAAGTTGTTAGTACTCCTCGTTCTGGTTATGGTACAGATCAAATAGGGTACACAAAACTTACTCCAAACAATAGGAAAATTATGTCTGATCGTATAAATAATACAAAAGAAGAGATTCTTAAATTAGAAAAAGAAGGAAATATTGAAAACCAAGATTATTTAGACATATTAAAAGCAAATCTGCAGATTGATTTAAAAGATTATAATAATCTTCCTTTAGAAAATCAAACTATTAGATTAAGTAATAAAGATAAATTTGGTAGAGGATCTGATGCTCATGATAATCCTGCAGAAACTCTTGGTCATATTCATTTTATAAGAGACGCTGAATCACCAGATGTTCTTACAATGACACAAATGCAATCTGATGCTTTTCAAGGCACACATAGATCAATGCCTAAGAGTTTAGAAAATGCAGAGTTTTCTTTACAAAGTTTGGAAAACATAGTGAGTCAGCGTAATAACGTTCTTGAAAGTTTAAAAAAACAAAAAGAAGAACTACTTATAAATAAAGCAGATAAAGAAACTATTGGTCAAATAGATGAAGAGATTGATAAATTTACAAAGCTTATAAAAGATCAAGAAGCTACAAATAAACTTAATAAAGCAGAAGTAGAAAACTTTGCACAGAAGTCATTATTAGATAAAAATCATCAAGAAAGATATTTACAAGAGCTAGTAGATTATGCTGGTAAACGAGGTGATGTAAATAAAGTAAGAGTACCAACATCAGAAACTGCAGCAAAGGTACAAGGTTATAAGGGTATTGAAGCTGAAGAGATTATAAAAAGATATAATGAGGAAATAGCAAAAAATCCAAACTATACTAAAGAAATTACTGAAAGAGCAACTGAGAATGAAATAAAACTAATTAATGATGTTTTAAATGGAAAGAAAAAAGGTATGGTATATGAGCCAGAAGCCCAAACCATTCTTAAAAAATATACAGAACAACCTAAAGTTATTAAAAAATTATTTGGTGTAGAGCCTAAGATAGTAACAGATAGTAAGGGTAATACCTGGTATGAGTTTGACATACCTAGTAAGTTCAAAGGTGGTAAAGGGGAAATTAAAGCATTTAAAGATGGTGGTTGGTTAAACAAATATAAATAAAACACACAAACGTTCAATATGAAAGATCAAATCTTAAAGATCGCAGGAGTTAAATCTGAAAAGGAATTCTACAAAAAGTATCCTACAGAAGAAGCATTCATGAAAGCTCATGGTAAAGCATTTAAGAAAGCTGCTATGGGTAAGACAATGGTGGCACAACAGTTAACACAATTGACTGACTTTGCTAATCCTCCTCAAGCTCAAATTGGTGCATACATAGGTGGTGACACATATGAAAATGCCACCTTTAAATATGGTGATTTTGCTGATGAAGCAGATGCTAGTATCACAGGTAATGCTGCTCCAATGAGAGTTCAGAACGTACAGCCTCCTATGGGTGGTGCAAAACAAAATCCTTATGCTTTTAATGCAGGCACTACAGGAATGCAAAATATAGATTGGGAAGAGGCAGGAGCTAATGTACTTCCACAGTTAATGCAAATGCAACCAGGTGGTTTTATTCCTGCATCAACTGTGCGTGCATCTAATAGACCACTTGCTCCTAAGGGAAGTGGAATTGGAAACATGTTAAGTAATCCAGCGTTTCAACAAAAAGCAATTAATCAGGCTACAGCTATGACACCTTCTCCATCTATGATGGGTGGTAGTCCATCATTAGGTAGTAAGATTGGTTCTGGATTGATAAACAATGCTGGTAATATTGTACAGGGCATCAATATGCTTAGAGATGAAAGACAACAAAAACTAGCTTCAAAACAATCAGCTGCACTAAGTGGTGTAGTTGGTAAAGCTACTGGTACAAGATCTGAAATAAGCAAACGTAAATATGTTAGACCTGAAGATATGCCTACCCAACCTGGCGAAATAGGTAATCCTTACGGGGAAGGAACCACTCCTTTAATAATGCAAGATGGTGGTGGTATTGGAGGTAATCCAACTGAGATTCAAAATACATTTGATCCAAATACAATTTATACAAATCTTGAATATGAACCATTGAATGATACTAATATCAAACAATATAAGAAAGGTGGTAAACTAAAGAAGAAAGCACAAGTTGGTGCAGGTATTGCTGGTCAACTAGGTGGTGGTTTAGGTAGTGTTGTTGGGGGTGGTAAGTTTAACCAAGCTGGTGGGGCTGGTAAGATTGGTTCTACACTTGGTGGTATTGCAGGAAGTGTTATCCCTGGAGTGGGTACAGTTATTGGATCTGCTGTTGGTGGATTAATTGGTGGTGCTATTGGCGGTAAGAATGCAAGAGAAACAGCAAGATTTCAAGAGGAAGCACAAAACAATATGATGACCTCAGCACTACAAAGTGGTGCTCAATCTATCCAAGGTAACTATAGTGGATTCATGGAAGATGGAGGATATCTTCAATATCCACAAGCTCAAAATGGCACAATTGCAGATAGATCTGTAGGTCAGTTCTGTGGTATCCAAAGAGGCATCAATAGAGAAAATGCAAGAGCAAATGCAGAAGGTGCTAGACAAATGGCAGCAATGGATAGGCAAGCAAATAAAGCTGAGAAACAACAAGCTAAAGCGGACAAAGCTGCAGCAGCTGGTCAAACAGAGATGTCACATGATTGGACAGAAAGTCCTTTAGATAAAAAAGTAGTAAAACAATTAAATTCTATTAGAGATAAATACTTATTAGATAATCCTAATGTGTTTGTAGCAGACGATACATCTGGCTATACTCCTCAACAGAAGTTTGCTTTAGCAACTAAGTTAATGGATAGAGCTAATACTAATATGTATAGTGAAACATTTAAAAATCAATTTGGCATACCTTCTAAAGGAACAACTGATTTAAATAAGGTTCATTCAGAATTTGTACCTAGAATGGGTGGATGGGAAGGTGTGAAAAAATGGTTATTTACTCCTAATGATAGAAAGTATTATCCTAAACAAGATGGTGGATGGGTGAGCAACGATTGGCAGCCACAAGTGATTGCTAGCTTTGGTGAACACAAAATGAAAGACTTATTAAAGCCTCCTCATGATGCAGAGATGTTACGTGCTGGTGGTCATTTAAAAAATTACACTCCTCCTAGTGAAAGAGCTATGGAAACATATGATATGGGTGGTGAGCTTGAAACCCATTGGGGTGGATACATGGAACCTATGTCTCAAAACCCATATCTACCAGATGGTGGTGTTACAGTGATGCCTAGAGGACAATCTCATGCAGAGAGTGATGGTAAGGGTAACACAGGTATTGGTATCACGTTTGGTGATAATCCTGTAGAAGTGGAAAGAGGTGAGCCTATGGTTAAACTTCAAGATGGTGGTACAGGGGAAGATAACCTTGTAGTGTTTGGTAACATGAAGATACCTAATTACGGATTAGCAGAGTTTGATAAGAAAGCTAAGGGTAAGAAGTTTAAAACATACGCAACTGATTTAACTAAGACAGAAGCTAAACAAACTAAACTAATAGATAAGTCATCAGATAAACTAGATGATTTAGAAGTGTTTACACCATTTGATAAACTTGAACTAGACTCATTACAAGCAAACATTATTGGTGCTAATATGAAACTAAAAGATATTGCTGATAAGAAACAAAAACTTGGTGACTTACAACAATCTATTCATAACACTGCTCCTGAGTTTGGATATGAGGATGTAGACAAATTTAATAATGATGTTATGAAAGGAAAGGTTAAAGCTAAGAAAGGAAAGGTTGAGTCTGATGTACCAACAGCTCAAGATGGTATTGTAACAGCATTGAATGCTCCAAGAGCTTTAAACATACCTAATAATGCTTCTTCTTCTTGGTATGAAACTCCTCCATTAATACAGTTAAAAGGAATAAATCGTAAAAATCCTATAGAAACATTAATAAGAAGTATTGTACCTCAACAACCAGTTGCTAACTTCCCATTAAGACAAGGGTTTATGTACAATCCTCCTGCTAATTTATATCAAAATGTTCCAGCTGTTAATTACAATGTTGGTGCAGGAATTCCTACAGTGACAGCAATGAATGCTCCAACTGCTTTAAATATTCCTAATACTGGCTCTCCTTATTTCCAACCAACTGGAAGTAGATTACAAGCTCCTGCAGAAGGCCCTGGTCGCAGAGGTATATTTGGAACTATTGGTGATTTTATAAATAAGAATCTTGAGGATAACGGTTCTACATTAGTTAATGAATTACTACCTTATTTAAGACCTACAAATCAAACTCCTTTAGATCCTACACAGTTGGCTGGAGAAATGTATGCGTTAGCTAATAATCAGGTGGAACCAGTGTATGCTCAAACACTTCAACCTAGACTAGGCTCACCAATTGATATATCATTACAGAGTGCTCTTAATGCTAATCAGGCAGATTACAATGCTCTTATTAGAAATGTAGGGTACAATCCTGCTGCTCAGTCTTTATTAGCTGCTCAGAAATATGCTGCCAATTCTGCAGTTCTAGGACAGGAATCACAATTGAATAAAGAAGAGAAAGCAAAAGTCTATAACCAAAACAGACAATTGTTAAATCAATATGATGTTCAGAATGCAGGTATTTACGACCAACAAATGGTAAGACAGTCACAAGCTAGATCTAACACTAAAGCTCAAACACAAGAAGCTCTTAATTCTATTGGTCAAAAGTATCTTGAGAATAAGAGAGAGAATAGAGAGGTGGGCTTGATGGAGAGTCTCTACAACTTTAGATTTGACAGTAAAGGTAGAGCTATTAACATGAACCCTCTAGCTCAGTTTGCTATTCCAAACATAGCTAATCAACCACTGGCTCAACAACCAGGTCAACAATCAGCACCAACTGCTGGTAAAGATTATATTCCTGTATATGACAAAGATCGCAAGAATATAGTTGAGTATGTTAAGAAGGCAAAGAATGGCAATATTGTCAAAGCTATCAAAAATCTCTAACTAATTCAATTATACCAGATTAACAAAAATCATTAGAACTCTTGGTATATATAATAATTTAAATTACATTTGCTAATCATATTATCATGGCATCATTTACCGACCAAATATCAAAATTTAACCCCTATGTACAACAGCTTCCCGTTGAAACACTGGCGAAGGTGGGCATGTACAAACAACAGAAATATGACGAGGGTGTTGAAAAGATCCAAGGATATATAGATAATATCGCTGGGCTTGACGTTATGCATGACTCAGACAAGGAGTATTTGCAATCTAAGCTCAATGCTTTAGGTAGTAATCTTAAAGGAGTTGCTGCTGGGGATTTTTCTAATCAACAACTTGTTACTTCTGTAGGAGGTATGGCTACACAAATTAGCAAAGATTATAATGTTCAGAATGCTGTAGCTTCTACCAGTTGGTATAGAAAACAAACTGAAGCCATTGAAGCAGCTAGAAAGGAAGGTAAAACTGCAGCGTCTAATATTGATGATTGGGAAGAGCAAGTGAAAGGATGGCTTAATAAGAAAGAAGCTGGACAGGTTTTTAGAGGTCAATATAGTCCTTACAAGGATGTGAATAAAAAGATATTTGAAGCAATCAAGCTTGTACACCCTAACGCTCAAAGTATTGATACAGCTTACGGTCTTACTAAAGATGGTAAGGTGGATATGAATAATGTATTAGCTGCTTTAAAAAGACAGGGAATTGAAACTGTAGATGAAGGACAACTTCGCACAGCTATTGGTGCTGCATTAGATTCAGAAGACTACCATCAGTTATATATTGATGGTAAATACCAATTGAAATCTACTAGCCCTGAGCAGCTTATGAACTATGCTGCTAAAGACTATGAAAGATCAAAAGATTATGCTAAGGCACAAATCGAAAGGATTAATAAACAATTACTTCTTACATCTACAGCAGATGGTCAAGCTAAACTATTAGCAAGTAGAAAACACTTTGAAGAAGTGTTAGGCGATCCTGCTACAGGCTTAAGAGGAACGTTAGATCAAAACTACGAAGCTACATTACAGTCTATCAAAGACAATCCTAATGCTGCTAGAGGTAAGATATATACAAAGAATTACATAGATCAGTTTGCTAATGGATATGCTTGGGCTAGTGTTAAGGATGAATTACTTAACAATCCTGTAAGAGAAGATTATTGGAAACTTCAAAACTTTAATCTTGATCAACTTCAAGCATCTCGTGATTGGTGGAAAAAACAACAAGATGTTGCAATTGATAAACGTACAATTGAGTTAGCTGAAAATAAGTACATAGATGAGAAAACAGGTCCTAGTTATCCTTTCTTTACAAGAAGTGGTGATCCAACCATTGATGCCAACACAGCATACGAAAACTACACTGCTAACAATGCTAAGCTAGAAGATCAAAATAAGGGTATTTTAAATAGTTTAGTAGGTAGATTTAGTACTATAAAAACTAAAGTCTCACAAGCAGATATAGAGCAAAAAATTAAGGACTATCAAGCTGGTAAATATAAACCTAAAGATAAAGATGTGTTCCAATTGATGGAAGCTTATATTGATAATCAAAATAAGCTAGTTAATCAAAAAGCAATCCATGATGAACTTCAGAGTCAAGCTACAATGGATGTTACAGGTACCACGTATGATCAATACATGAAAAGTATTATAGGAAACAGAAGACCAATTACACTTACAGATAAGAACGGACAGAAGGTTACATTTAGTGCAACAGAAGTGTATAACTATCTTTCTAAGGAACAAGCTACAACCGATGTTGTTGGTGATTTTCCTGTATCTACAATCAGAGTTGTAGGAAAGTTAACTCCTAAGGAACAATTGTTACAAGAGAAATTAAAGAACAGATACTTAGGATTACCTGGAGGAGATAAAGTTCTTAATACTTATCTTGCTGATTTTGATAAGGTGAAGGCACAACAAAAACAAACTGATAAAGCAATTGCAGCAAAGACTGCTGAGAAGCTAGCTCCTTTAACTGGAGTCTTTGCCACTGAACAAGCTGGTATACAATTTACTAAAGCAGATGATAAAGCTAAACTTGTAACAGATTTAACAAGCCTTGCTCAAGCAGATCTTCAACAAAAGACTGGTGGTCCTAACT